ATCGCCAAAAGGAAACAAAGTAAAATTTGAGTAATCTAAATCTTTTAATAATTGTAATTTCATATCGTTTGTGTAATCACAAGTGTATGAGCCAGTATCGTCATAATGTTGGTAATCTAAATTACCATAAGGATCTATTCCAATATGCCAATGTTTTTTGTATTTAAAACTATCAAGAATAATTTTAGAACCTTTTCCTTCTCTAACACCTATTTCTGCAGTAAATAAATCATCATTTTCTAAGGTATCACAAGCTTCTTGAAGGATTTCGTATTCTGTACTATCGCCTTTAATCATAAAAGGTTTATATATTAATTATAACAAAAGTAAATAGATTATATTTTTTGCATTTCTGGATTAGTGGATAGAATGTTCTTTTCTGCTCTAGGTCTAGCTATAGAATCTTTACTTCTTTTTCTAAGTTGAGCAATAGCAGATTCTTTCATCTGTTTTTCTTTTTTAAGTTTCTGTAAATCTCTTTCTAAATTCATTTTTTATATCCCATACTTTCTCTGTTTCCCCATAGTTTTTGCCATGACCAAACATTTATTTTACTAGACCAATGATAAATAAATAAAACTATATGTTTCATTTTTTACCTCCCCTGAATATTTGTGTACCCTTTATTCCATAAATACTCGCAACGACAAGGATCCACAGATTTGTGAACCAGCTCGGGAGCTGTGAGAACATATCGAAGAACAATTTGACTTTGTCCATCGCTGTTGGGTCATCCGATACCACTGCCCACGCCAAAATTAACACGGGGGTCGACAAAATTATGAGAACCGCCTCGTCCTTCCAGTCCGATTGCCTTGCCTCTAATAATTTGCCTTGGTAAGCTTCCTCACCTCGTGCTTGTTTCTCAGCATGTAATAATTGTGCATCGGACATTGCCATTTTAGCTTTCTGCTTATTAGCATAAATTTTACTTCCAGCAGAGACGGCTAATTTAATTGCTTGAAACCACATATGTTTTATTTCCTTTAATAATTATTCCTTGGGGGTTTGGGCCACGCTTAGGTGGTGGCCCTGATCTTTTGCCAGAAACTGTATGTTTTTTATTCACTAATCACCTGCTTTTAATTTTAATCTTCTTTTTTCAAACTCTGTTAATTTTCTTATAGGTTTGTCTTCTAAATCTTTAATATAATCAAGAAACTCTTTACTAGATTTTCCTCCAGATGCTTTAGGAAATTTAATGTCTTTTCCTGTATTAGCTTTTATGACTTTTCCACCTTTAGTAAAAAATCTTTTTGCCATTGCTAGTGGAGATTAATTCAATAGGTTTAGCACCTTTGTCTTTTGCTTTTTTCATTGCTTCTACCGCTAATCCCATAAATGCTTTTTTTACTTTACCTGGTTTTAATTTTTCATCTTGAAGACCCATGCCTCTGCCTTTTGCTTTTTCTTCTCTAAGAACTGCAAAGTCTTTTCCATCTAATACCTCTGGAGGTGGTGCTTTAGCTGCAATTGCTTTTTGTTTAGTAGACATATCTGCTCCTCCACCTTTAGAGTAGAACATTCCACCCATTCTTAATTTTCTATAACTATTTTCCAGTCCGTGCTTTTTTTTCATTTTGTTTCTCCATTTTTTCTCGAGCAAGATCTAATCTCTTATCAGATTGCTCATCATTTGTTTCTAATTTTAATCTATCAAAGTCTAATCTTTCATCAAACTGACCCTCTTGGTTTTCTATCTTCATATTACCCTCTTCAGCACGTCTTTGTAAGTCCATAGCTCTTAAATCTAATTCTCTTTGTTTTAACATAACAACAGGGTCTTGTTTTTGGTTATCCATCATAGTTTCGTTCTGTGCAAGCTCTGTAGTTATCTGTGCAATCCTTTTTGCTGTCTCTGAATCAAACATTGCTCTAAATTGTTGTTGGTTCTGTTGCATCATCTCCATCATTTGTGGATCTTGTTGCATCATAGACATAACTTCAGCAGAAGCTTTCATAGAAACGTGTTGAGAGATGTGTCCTTGTAAGTTTGCATAGACCATAGGGTTAATTTGCACCATTCTAGTTCTCATAAATGCAGAATGCGCTGCAATATGTGCATCATGGTCTTGTTCTGGGAAAGCTGTCATTGGTAATGACTGTAATGCTTCCATATTTTCTATTGCAGGGTCTTTTGGAAACGGTTTTGGGTCTGGTTTTAGTATTTGAGGTATTTCTTTAGTGCCTAAAGCTTCATAAACACGTCTGTAAGCCTCATGTAAGTTGTGAATTTGTGGATTTGACTGTGCAATTTGCAGTTGTGTCTGTGCTAACGTCACTCTTTGCGACATTGAGAAAATATTTGGGTCTGCAACAGGTAAAATATCTACTCGGTCGTCAAAATCTTGTACTTTAATGACTCTCTCAGCCCCGTAGACTGCGTATGGATACTCAGGAGGTAGGTATTCCGATATAACTTTGCCTAAAAGTTTAAATTCTTGCTTCATTGCATAATAACAACGCTTATGAATAGCTGACATTACTCTAGAACCTCTTTCTAGGAGTGCAATTGTAGTACCAACTGCCGCCGCTTGATTGCCATCACCTACTTGCTGATCAGCAATCGATGCAAATCTTCTTCCTGCATCTACACAAAAACCTAGGAGGTTAAATAAAGTTGTACTTGGTTCTTTAAAAGGTAGTAATTGAAACTGATCTCTAATATTTCCGCCAGGTGCGTCTACATCTCTAAACTCTCCAGGCTGAATTGGTTGGTCATCGTCTCTAATTCTCATTCCTCTAGATTTAAATCCAGCAGGTAAGTTAGATAATGTTCCAGCGTCTAGTAATTGTCTTAATGCAGTAGTTGCTGTTCGTGACAGACCACCGATCATGTGAATTAATCCAAATCCATAAAAACCTAAACCAGGTAAAAATTTGTAATGTGAAAAATATTCTTTTCTTGTAAATTTAGCATCGTCTTCTGTATAATTTCTATAGATAGATAAAATCTTTCTTGTAGATTCTTCTATGGTTACAATGTAAGGAATTTTAATATTAATTTTATCTTCTTCGTTTTCTGCAATGTAATCTGATAAATCTAAATCAACATGCATTTCTAAAACGTTATAAATATAATCATTTGTTTCAACAGGCTTAACACCTTCTAACTCATTATACTTATCTTGAATTTTGTTTTCTTTTTTCTCTGGCTTCATTAGATCTACTTCTTTGTAAAATCCTGTAGCCATTTTTTTTAATAAATCATTTTCTGATTGTTTTAATACGTGTGTAATTCTAGGAGCATCTTTTAAGTCAGTTGCAAAATAAGGTACAACTAAATCTTCTGCAGGAATAAACTTAGATACTGCTCTTTCCATCAAAGCGTCATAGTATATTTTTTTAAATGCAGATCCTGCTAGTGGTAAATAAAATAATAACTGATCAAACTCTGGAGTATATTCTTCCATCTTTTCCATAATCTGGAAATTCATAAAATCTTTTACTCTTTCAGCTTGTGCTTCTACTGTTTCGTTTTGTACTCCAACAATTTTAGTTTTTACTGGACCATCGCTTGGAAGTAATTCTTTATAAGCTTGGGCTTGAAACTGAGTAACCGCTTCTGACAATAGAGGGTGAGTAACATTGCTTGCTCCTTTGAATGGTTGAGTAGTTGACTTATATTTAAATCCTAAAAGATCTAAACCATTTCTATAGGTGTCTTCCCATTCTTTTCTAGATTCTTTATCACTTTGATATTCAGAAATTAAATCTGATGCAAGTTGTGATAATGCTTTGTCATCAATTGTCTCTGCAATATTTGCATAGAAATCCTGTTCAGCTTCTTCAGTTATCTCTTCACCATCTTCTGGTGGTAACTCAACAACTGCTTCTTGCTCAACATCAACTTCTTCGTTGATTGGGTTATCAGTTTCAATAGCCATTAAATTATTAAGTAATTAATGTTTTTTTATTTCTTCCTAATTTACATTTAGCTTTAACGTATGTACCTGTGCTAGCTTTCATCATTCCGCCAGCTTTAGCTCCGCCCATATCATCTAATCCAAAAGTATTTCCACTTAATATTTTATTAGCTAGTGTTCCGCCTTTTTTAGATGTAGCATTTTTTCCTGGACCCATATTAATAACTTTACTAGCAGCATTACCTATTCTATCCATAATACCTATTTTAGCAGCTTTAGTTCCTTTTACACCTCTCATAATACCATCAGTGTATTTTTTTCTGTACATACCACTTAATGCACTTCCTCTTCCTTTATCTACATTAATACCAGGTTTAGCCCCTGACATAGCTTTACTTGCTAAATAGGCTGCACCGGCAACTGCCGCCGCTTTACCTACGTTTTTTAATTTCTTTTTTAGACTCATTATTTCCTCCTATAGAATTATCCGTACAGTGTAAAGCATTTTATAGATTAAATCTATAATAGGCCTTTAAATATATTGGTCTTATCTACAAACCCACCTACGTTCATATAAGCTTTCATTGGCAATAGAAACTTCTTCAA